AATTCTAAAAATTGTACCTGTAGCACCTGAAGTGGCACCAACCATAGTTTGGCCTATTGCAAATTCTGAAGCACCTGCACCACTTACAGTTAATGGATTATAATTAATTGTACGGCCTCTTGATTTCATTGAAACAGGTACTTCTGCAGCTAATTGGCCTTCTGCAACAATACCTAATTCTCCATAAGCAGAAGAACAGTTTAATCCTCGTAAGAATCCACCGCCTGAAGTGTAGAAAGATTTTGCACAATAATATGTAAATACGGAAACCATTTCACCTCGGCCTCCGTTTGCTGCCCAAACTCCGATACCGTCTGAGTTAATTTGTGTAAAGTCGTTTGCAAGAATTGATCTATTACTTGTAGCAGATGCGTGTAATAATCCATCAATTTTAATACCTACTGCATTGTCATTAAATGAAGTACAGTTTTGTATATATGGCGATGTGTTTGTAATTAATTCTTCAGGATCTAAAGATACTATAACAGCACCGTGGCCGCCTGTGTAAGTAGCAGCACTATGTGTTTGAAGGCCTGTAAATCCTCTAAATGCAAAATATTCAACGTTAGCTCCATTAGCACATAAGAAAACATAACCAGCATTATTATTTTCTAAAGCTGTTACTGTTAAAACTAAATTATCGCTAGATCCTACATTAATTCCAGAAAATGTTATTGTATCACTAACAGCATAATTATAACCTCCGTGCATTACACTTATAACAGGATTTGAAGAACCATCTTGCACAACGTGTATTCTCATACCGCTACCAGAACCGCTAGTGCTAGTTTGACTTACATATGTATAAGTGCCAGCAATTTTACTTGTTACTCCTCCTGATGTTCTTGTAACAGTAGCAATAGTAGATGATGAACCTGTAGCTGGCCTAATTTCTGTTGATCTTAAACTATCACCTCTAACTGTAACAAAAGGAGGAATACGTAAAGGTGTTTGTTCTCTATAACTTCCATTTCTTACGTATAATACATCTCCAGCATTTACCGACTTAACATTAAAAGTAATATTTGTTACAGGTGTTCCTCCTAATTGTGCCGAACTAATTGTTATTGTATTGCCTGCTGTATAATTTTTTCCACCATTTGTAATATCTATAATAGGTGTTGATGAACCATCAGTAGTTATTCTTGCTGTAAATCCTGTTCCTGATCCTCCTGAACCTGTTACATCAAAAGTTCCTCCAAAACCTCCTATACCACCTGTTATTGTATCTATATCTGTTACATCACCTCTACCTGTTTGAGTTAAACCGTATGCAATTGTTTTAAAAGGTAATAATTCTGTTCCAGGATTTGAATTGTCTCCATCATTAGCAACATATAAAATATTTCTATTTGTAGGATTTTTCCAAACAGGTTCCAAACCGTTTGAAGTTAATTGTGAACCTGCAACTCCTATTGGTAAACGAGCAGCAGATGAAGCATCTCTATATTGTAAATCTCCTCTTGTTGTTAAAACAGCACTTTGATCTCCTTCAGCTAATAAACTCCATTTTGTAGCGTCTGTACCAGGTGTTACATTTGAAATACTATGTTCAAGAGCAACATAAGAACTTGAAGCTCGTGTTACAACATCACCTTTAAAATACGAAGTAAATGTTGCATATTCTCCTCTAAAATTAAAACCTTCGTTTATAACTGTCCATTTTGCAGGAGTTGTTGCTGGAGATTGTGCAGCTGAAGTATCTTCTATACAAACATATGCCCAACCTCCAAAATTTATTGTATCTCCTGTTTTATATGTAGCAATACTTGTATAATCACCTGTTGCTCTAAATCCTGGAACAACTAAATCCCAGTTTGCACCTGATGCTATTGGCGCTGCCTGTCCTAATGCAACTTCTTGAGCGGCTACGTAGGCATATCCACCATAAGTTACTACATCACCTTTTTCATAAGCTGTGGCTGAACTCCAAGAATCTTCAAATTGTAATCCTTCTGTGTAAGCAGAAAATTTTGTTTCATCAAAAGATGAAGCACTTGCTGAAGATGTATGAGCAGTTGTACAAATATATAAACTGCCACCGTATTTAACTACATCATTAACTTTATAATAAGTGCTTATAGCATATGCGCCTTTATAATCTGTGGCATCAATATATAATTCAAAATTAGATGCGTTTAATATTGCTACACCACCTACAGTCGCAGCTGATGTGTGTTGAGTTGTACAACGAAATTGTCTAGCTCCGTATTTTACAACGTCATTTAATTTGTAATGTGTAGAGGCCGCATATGTGCCTTTAAAGAAAAGAGATTCAGCTTGTAATGACCATTTAACAGCAGATAAATCTGTATAAAATCCTGGACTTGTAGATTGAGAAGTATGGTTAACAATACAGACGTAAGTATTACCACCGTATTTTACTACGTCATCAATAAGAAAACCTGTAGAGGTTGACCAGTCACCTCTCCATTTAAATTTAATCCTACCTAGTTTAAAATCTGCCATTGATGAACCTTATTTTATTCTACTATTTATAATCATTTTAACTTTAGCTTCTCCAACTTGTTGAATTTACTGCTTGTGTACTCTCAAAAGTACTAAAATCATCACTTGCTATACTTGTTAGAGATTTTACAAAATTCTCTCTTTTTACAAAGTAACCATTACTATCTACAAAATACGTGGCTTCACCATTCTCAAAGACATATTGATAATAAAAATCTGATGGATTTGCTTGTAATGTTTTGTCTATTTTACCAATGGCAATTTGAGCACCACTTTTAGGAGCTACTTTAAAAGTTACTACAGGACTAACATAACTAAAAGTTGCATCTAACTCTTGATAGTTTCCATCTATGAATACTGCTAATCTTGTACCATCTAATACAGGATTTGACAAAGTAACTGTTGTTGTTGATCCATCGCCTGTATAAATTTCTGTTGCACCAGCTTGAAGTTTAATTGTATCTTCTACATAATTTTCGTTTGTTGGCAATTGTCTGTTACCGTTTTTATCTGTTGGATTACCAGCATCAAAATCTATAGATACGTTTTCATCTTTATTATATTTTGTGTAGTATAACAGTCCTTCACTTGTACGTCTTAAAGCGTGAAACGTTTCCGTTGTTTGTGTTGAAGTTTCTGGTACTACGAATCCTAATTTAGCCATTAAGTAATCTCCAATACACTAGCATAAGCTTCGACATCAGGTGAAGATGAATCATCATTGACAGCAGCTATCAATCTAATTTTATCGTTAGCTTCTAAATTTATTGGTTTGTCCATTACTAAAGTATTTTCTACAGGAATTTGTAAAGATTTTCCTATATGATAAAAAGTTGTACCACCATCTGTAGTAACTTTTACATCTACATTGGCCACGTTTGTAGCACTCTTATTTGAGATATACAATGCGTGAATAACGGCCGTTGTAGCACCTGGACAAGTATATAAATCAGCACTTGAATTATCAGAAGTGATAACTGTCATACCTGCATTTTTAAATGTACTTGCCATTTTTTAATTTATCCTCCGAAAACAATTGACAATGCTAATGCATCATCAACCATTGCCACTGTTCCGCTTTGATTTGGTAAAGTTATTGTTCTATCACCTGTAGGTTCAACCGCTGTTAAACTTGTTTCAAAAGCGTTTTCAACAGCACCTTCAAATACTAAATTTGATCCGTTCAACACAATATCGTTTGTTGTTGTGTTACCACTATTTGTAGCTCCTTGAAGTGTAACTGCACCGGCACCTCCTACTTCTTTTACTATGTTACTAGAAGTTTTAGTGTAAAATTTACCGTCAGTTATATTGAGTGCTATTTCACCAACTTCTAATTGACCTGTTGTAGGTATTGCGGCTGCTACTTCTGAGCGTTTTGGTTTAAATACAGTTGTCATAATAAATTATTTTTTAAATATATTTTTTAATCTATCAATATAATTGTAATTTCTTCTATCTTCTTTTTTGCCTAAACTGTAACCAATCAAAAATGATCCGGCCATAACTGTAAGTATTGCGATTATGTGCCAAGCTAAAAATGCCATTAATATGTTCCTCCGTCTATTGTTGTTATTGCTACTGAACCACTTGTAACTAAAAAGTTTGCAGTAGGGAAAAAGGCAACACCTGCGTTTGCTGAAGTTGCTAATTCTCCTGATATTGTAATTCTATTTTGTGATACTGTTGTGTTAATTCCTTCGCCTGCTAAAAATTCTAAAGTATCTTCTAAGAAAACTTGTCCTATTGTAGAAGATTCATCCGCTAATCTTATAAATGGATTTGCAAGTTTGCTTCTTGTAATAGAACCTGCTAACATAGCATTTGTAATACCTAAAGCTTTTACATTTAAAGCATCAGTAGTAATTTCTATTGAACTATTATCTACAGCTACGTCTAATTGATTGCCTGATTTTGTTAAAGCAGCACCTGCTGTAATTTGTCCTGCACCAGAAAATTGAGAAACAGGTAAATTTGTTGTGCCTATTGTTGGTGCACCGTTGTGTGTAAATACATAACCGTTATCACCATTTAATGTACCTTGTTCTACGAATACAAATACTCCGCCAGATAAATCGCTTGAAGTATCGGCATCAATTGCTCTTGTGAAAACTGTAGATGATGTTCTTGTATAGATACCATTTTCAAAAGCATTTGTTTGGTCTTTAACTAAAATTCTATCACCATTAACAAGTGTGTATCCATCTAAAGTTGTAACAGCAGAAC